CAATTGTATACGCTGCAAATGGCATATATTCAACCATTGCCCAATGTATCAACATAGGTTTTAAATAGGTAGTTGTAAGAGACAAATAATTTCCTGATAAAGTATTCGCTATAATATCAGCTTTAATCTTCTCAAGTAACTTTGTACCGCAGTAATTCTGCATGTGAATGTCTTGTGCAATTTTGACAAATTGTATAAACTTATCAGTATCAACATTGCCATTCATTGCGGTGAATTTAACGATGTCATCTCGGGTAATTAGTAATGCTTCTGCCATTATTGAAATCTTTTATTAGTTGGTAAAAATCCGTTGTATGGCATATCCATCGGTTTCATTGCAACCTCTTTTGGATTTCTAATTCTATAACCTGCCTTTTCTGCTTTCGCTACAGATATTTCTACTGCTTTAGGAGACAAAGGGTCTATTCCTGAATTTGCTCCAAGTGCTACAAACGTTTGTCTTATCCATTTGTGGTGACAATCTCCGCCACCTTTGTATAACCAAATAGAATAAGTATCAGCACCTTCAGGACCCCATCCTTTATTAACTGCTGTGCTGCTCATTCTTAAAATATCCTCTTTTCTATAAACTTTTTTAGCATTTACCATTGACTTACAGAAATCTCTACTATTTGTAGATAAGCCTTCGCTATATTTATAACGTGTAATGAATTTAAAATCATTTACAACATCGTCTTGTTCACTTTTTGAACGAGGAAATGCAGTTCCAGTGCTTACAAAGTTGTATATTTTAGAAAGTAAAGAAGGTGTTTTTTTGTTTATGCTTTCAATTTCATTATCCAATTCATCTTCAGAATCGTAATCCACTTCTGTTTCATCTATAAGCATCCAATTTTCCGGCACATATTCTCCGAATTCTGATAGGTCTATTTCGTCTATTGAACTTAATTCCGTACCTGTTTCTTCCGCTACTTGTTCTTCTGTTTGTGCATTTTCTAAATCTGTAAATTCTAGCGGTTGCAATGTTTTGAAATACAATTTTAAACTAATTCCGTTGTAAGCTAAAATAGAATCGAATGCTTCTAATATTTCTTCTTGCATTGGTCGAATTACCATATTATCAAATAGTATTGAACTATTCTTTAATTCGTCTGCATTTGAACTAAAACCCGTACTTGTTGCAATTCCAAATAATAAAGGAGAAGTTACATTGTGACCTAACATTATTTTTCCTAAACATTCATTAGATAGGTATTGAAAATGTTCCGGTGCATTATCTAACGGAATAGAATCAATTGTAGTTTTACTTTCTGCGTTACGATTAAACGCAACGATTACTGGATTTCCATTTGCACCGGTAAGCTTGTTTATTACTTTAGAACTGATTTGTTCTTGTTGTTCTTCCGTTGGCACTCCATTATTGAAATTAACCACGATTCGTCCCGAGAACGCATTCTTTACATCATTAATCAAGTAGTCTGCAATTTCTTCTTCCAACATCGCATATGGCAAACTACCTTGATAATCAGGATATGAATAATATTTCATCCCAACCGCATAAGGCTTTGAAAATAATATTTCCACCTCATCTTTTGATGCGCCAAATGCTGAATATCTTTGTGGTTTAAATTTCTTTACATCAGTCCAATCGTCAGAATAGTAATAACCAACGATATTTCCATCCTCATTGCACTTTTCTGCACGAATTAAGTTAGTGGGAATGTGATAAGCCTTAAGTATTTTACTATGGTCTTTAGAATAATGTACTTGAATCGCAAATTGTCCAAGCATTTTTCTATCCATACAGATTTTACGTACACAATCTTTGTTAAACAAAGCCATCATTTGTGCGTATTCATTTGGCTTTTTTGAGGCATCTAACGCACTTAAACCACGACCGTATATAAGTCGTGATATATTGTTTATTATAGCGTTATTCGTTGTTGAATTCGTATACCTATCTATAAGAAAAGAATAGTAATTATTATCTTCGCCATATTCCACCCACGCATCTCTTTTAGATTCTTGAATAGTTGGTGTAGAATATGCTGCTAAATTAAGTATGTGTACGTTATTACTCATAAACTATAAATTCGTTTGTCGTTGTGTTGCTTGTATATTGTGCATTGTTTACAGAAAAACTTGATGTACTTTGGTCTGTACAAAATATCTTATCTCTGAAAATTATATCTGTATTATTCTTTATTTCGATTGTGTAAAAATGGTTTTCTTTAAGGTTAAATACACCCTTTAATTGAACGTAATAACCAAAATCAGAAATTACATAACCAGTTATTTCAGTCGTTACATTTGTTTGCTCATCCGTAACGTATACATTGGTGAAAGTTGTACTTCTTGGAATGAAGAAAACTTGTTGCGTATTTACATTTTCGGTTGTTAGAATAATCATATATAACTATAATTAACTTTTCGTTATTTTGTTTTTTAAATCAAAAAAGGCGACCTATAAAAGCCGCCTTAATTGAATGTATTTTTTGTTATGAATTAGTCTTCAACCGCAGTTGCTCCACCATCAAAAAGAGCAAGTAAAGTTGCTTGACTTGCACAATTCATAAAGTTAGCAGGAGAAACCTCCATAGATGTAAATGTCAAATTGTAACCATTGAAATCACCCATTGCAGTACCTGAAGAAATACTTCCCGCAGTAACATCAGCACCTTGGTCAAGTCCCATTAAGAAAAATTGGTGAGTTCTTGTTTCAACAATGATTCTTGGTCTACCTGCAGCTAACAATTTTACTTGTTTTGTAGTCGCAGCATCTTGGCTCTTTAATTGAACAGTTAAAACTTGCTCAAAGAAAGTCGTTCCATTGTCTCTTGATGTTTGAATAGTTTGTTCAAATCCATTTGCACCCTTCAATTCGTACTTGTACAAAGGAATAGATGTTGTATTATTCCACGCAGTAATTTGGTCGGTAAATTCACCTGCACCATAAACCACATCGGACGCTTCTAAATCACCATAATTGGCAAAATATATATTTAATAATCCGGAAACAGAATCTTTACACGATTCAAGTCTTCCCATACTTACTTCACAAGCCATATTTTTAAGTATTAAAAAAGGGGAAAGGATTAACTCCAATCCCCTTAAAGTTTATAAATTAATTAATTAGTTTGCAGCGTTAGGAATTCCGTATGTTACCACATCTTCGATTGCTCCAATTTGTACACCTGCTGTATAACGCATGATTACTCTTACGTTTTTGTCTCCTAATGTTGAGGAGGTGTCCAAGACCTGTACTTCTGACATGTCACTCATTAATCCTGTACCGAAGTATAGGTTAGAAGATTGCGCACAAATTGCAGTATTAGCAGCAAGACCGTTAACAACAAACAAAGGAATACCATCAAAAGAAAGTTCTCCATTTGTATACCATTGTGTACCTTTTGATTCTGTACCTGCGTTAGATGTTGCAGCAACACTAAATCCACCTAATGCACGAACGTAAGCACGAGCAACTCCTGAAGGAACGTAGATTTTCAAATCTTCTTTTCCGTAAACTGTAGCTGGAATAGCATCAACAACTTTACCAAGTTCAGTAATAACTGTTGCAGCAGCAGAAATAGCAGATGTTCCTGCAACTTCTTGAGCAGCTGGCAATAAAGGGTCTGTAGAAACGATTGAACCGAATCCTGCGAATTGTCCTGAAGTAGCACCTACACCCGTCCAAATTGAAGCCTCTGTAGCAGCAGCAACTTTTTCAGATACGTGAGCAATTAAGAAATCAGAAAATGTTTTTGGCAATGTATCGAATGCAGAATAACCCATTGAAATAGCTTCCCAATCTGAAGCAAATGTTGACTTACAAAGGTTAAGATTTACTTGCAATTCTTTAGGTTGAATTATTCTTTCTGTTAAAGTAACAGTTCCAGTTGGTGTAAAGTCACATGAAGCATCCTTAATAAGGTTAGCATCTGTAGCAACTTTCTTAACTACTGATTTGAATTTTACGTTTGGCATTACTGTAACTCCACCCTTATCGATAGTTGGAGCAGACAAAAGAGCAGCAGCGATGTATTTCCCTGCAAACTCACCAGCATACGATGTGCTGATATTTACTG